AAATTCCTATCATGGGAACATAAAGTTAATTATTATGGTCATGAACACTTTATTAATGTTCATGACATTATTAACTTATCACCTATTAAAAAGAAATTCATTCAATTGTCCTCGACGTGTTGTAAAATATTAACAGAAAAAGGTTTTAGAGAATTTACCGGTATTATTAAACATGATATTAAAGACACCCTATTATTAACGACTAATAAATCATTTCTAAATTGTACTGGAGATCATAAAGTATTATTATCAAATGGTGATTATAAAAGAGTAGATAAATTAAAAATTAATGACAAATTATATAATAATCATAAGGTTGTAAGTATTGAAACGTCTTTCCCCGATAGAGTATATGACATATTAGATGTAGAAGAAACCAATAGTTATTATACCAATGGAATAGTCAGTCATAATTGTAATTTATTAGTCTTGGATGAATTTGCCGATCTTAATAGTAATTTAGCAGATGAATTTATTGCCTCGGTATTTCCCACGCTATCATCCTCAGAAAAATCTAAATTAGTAATAATATCATGTGTTACCAAAGATACTTATGTGTTTACTGATAAAGGTATAAAACAAGTATCTGATTTTATAGATGATTCTCAAATAGTCAATTCTAATATAGGATATCGAGTATCACCGTATAAAATTGGAGGATTTTCTGGTATTAATCAAGGTAATATAATGGTAAATTCTGGAGAAACTAATACCAGAATAATTACCTCTAAATCTTCTCAATTAGAATGTTCATTAAATCATAAATTATGGGCCTGTAAAAATGGGTTCTATGATTGGTATGAATCTAAAGAATTGGCGGTTGGTGATTATATAGCAATTAAATATGGGCAGAATATTTGGGGTAATAATGATGATATATCGGATTATATTCCTTATACTACAAATAAATTTCAAAATCAATTCATAACTGATTCTTTATTATCTAAAGATTTAGCATATGTATTAGGAATATATATAGCAGAGGGATATTCAGATAGATGTAGAACCATTATTACTTGTGGAGATGATATTTCTAAAAGCCTAGAAGTACTAAATCTTCCTATTGGTAATTATGGTATTAAATATAATATAGGCAGTATGTCATTTACCATGTTCCTAGAATATTTAGGATTTGATGTTTCCAAGAAAGCAAAAGAAAAAACTATACCAAAAAGATTATTAGAATGTTCTAAAGAAATATTGTGTAGTCTTCTTTCTGGGTTATTTGATGGAGATGGGTGTGCCAACAAAAACGGTACTATATCATATTCAAGCGCATCATTAGATTTAATTAAACAAATTAAAATGATTTTATTAAATATAGGTATTACAACTCAAATTTATAAATCAATAATTAAACCAACAAAATTAGTAAAAGTATATAGCACAGTATATTCAATAGAAATTAATTCATATAAAGAATGTAAATTATTTTATGATATTATAGGGTTTAGAATAGATAGAAAACAACAAAGACAACATTTATTAGATATTCCTAAAAGAAATATTTCTAAAGATATAATACCCTTTGGACGAGATTTTATTAAAGAAAACAAAATTATCCATAAAGAACATGCTTATTTCAAAAGAACTCCACATATTTCCAGAAAAACTTGTTTATCTATTGATGGAATAGATAAGTTTTCTGATGTTATTAATCCTAATATAAAATGGGAAAAAATTAACACCATAGAAGAATCTTATAATGAAGTATTTGATTTTTCTTTAGAAGATATTGACGATGATTTTTGGTGTCATTCTGTTGTTTATAATGGAATTGTAGGACATCAAACCCCAAAAGGATTAAACCATTTTCATAAATTATGGATAGATGCTATTAATGGTAATAATGATTTTGTTCCAGTATCAGCACATTGGTCAGAACATCCTAAACGTAATCAAGAATGGGCAGATAAACAATTAAAAAAATTAGGCGATGTTAAATTCAAATCGGAAATTGAATGTATTTGGGGTAGTAGTTTAGTGCTAATAAAAGATAAAGAAACTAACGAAGTAAAACAAATATCTATTGAAGAGTTATATAAATTATTATGATTAATACTATATATAATATGTTTAACAAAAAAAATCCTATAGAAAACGAAAAATATTTACATCTATATATAAAATTTTGTTGTATAAAAAATAAAGGCAAAAAAATAAAATTTGAAACCGAATTACACCATATATTACCTAAAAATTCTTCTTCTTTTCCTGAATATAAAAATTCTAAATGGAATGTAGTTCACCTTTCTTTAGTTGATCACATTAAGGCTCATTATTTGTTATATAAATCTATACCAAATGCAGTAAACGGAACTTCTTTAGTTATGGTATTGGGTAATATTAAAAAAGTACCAGATAACAAATTACAATTAAAAGAATTAACTCGCGCAGTAATAAAAAACAAAAGACTATATTATGAATTTATGGGTTCCCCCCATAATCCACATATTGGGGCGAAACGGAGCGAAGAATCCAAAAAACGTATGGCAGAAGCGCAACAAAAAAGACAGACTAAGTATATTAATGTTAAACGAAGATGGGTGTGCAAAGAAGGATATGACGACAAATTTGTTGAAGCAAGTATAGTAGATCCATATTTTATTGATGGTTGGAAAATAGGAAGATTAAATAAAGAATTTAGAGAAAAAATGTATAACGCCAACATAGGAAAACAGATGGCAGAGGAAACTAAAGAAAAAATAAAAAACGCTATATTAAGTTTAGGGGATAACCACCACACAAAACACGCAAAACATAAAATCCGTGTAAAAGAAACTCAAACAGGTTCAAAACAATATTATAATAAAGAATTAAAAATTTGTAAACGGCTTAGACCCACAGATAATATACCAGAAGGGTTTATATTATCACCAAATTTATACAAATTTGTGTATGATCCCGTTCTAAACAAAAAAGTTAGGATTATTAATGAAAACCAATAACAGATATAAAATAATGACAGAATATGGGTGGTGCGATTTTGTCGGATTAAATAAAATTTTGCATAACAATACCAACACCATATCATTAAATTCAGAAAATGTATTTATTGCTTCCCCTAATCATATATTAAAAAATGTTAATGACAAATTTGTTAAAGTAAAAAACTTAAAACAAGATGATGTATTAAAAAATGGAGAAATAGTAACTGCTAATGTTGAATCAGGTGAATGTTTTTTATATGATTTTGTTAATGTAGATAATAAAGAACATAGTTATATAGCAGATAATATTGTTCATCATAATTGCTTGTTTCAGGGAAGTTCATATACCTTAGTTGATGGAGTAAAATTATCAGAAATACCCGTTATTAATCCTATATTTGAGAAAGATAATTTAGAAATATTTTTTAAGCCTCTATTAGATCAATCATACATTATTGTGGTTGATGTGTCAAGAGGTAGACATCATGATTATTCTGCATTAAGTATTATTAATATTTCTCAAATGCCATATGAAATAGTCGGAATTTATAAAGATAATGATATATCAGTATTAGAATTTCCTCATCTAATTTATAATTTAGCCAAGCAATATAATGATGCTTATATATTAATAGAGACTAATGATTTAGGTGAATCTGTATCTAATACAATATGGTATGAATATGAATATGATAATATCTATTTTACCAGTAATAATAAATTATCAGTAAGTAATGGTTTTCCTGGTGTTAGAACAACCGCTCATGTTAAATCATTAGGCTGTTCAATATTAAAAGACTTAATCGAACAAGATCAATTAATATTAAATTCTCATAAAATTATTGAGGAATTAGGAGTATTTGTTAAAAAAGGCAAAAGTTATGCTGCCAGTGATGAAATGATTAATGATGATTTAACTACTACTTTATGGTTATTTGCATGGCTAACTGCTCAGGATATTTTTAATGAAATGATTAACATTAATTCTAAGAAGATATTAGCAGAAAAGAAAGAATCTTATATTAATGAGAATATGACTCCTTATGGATTCTATAGTAATGCTGCTGATTTTTATAATGCTCCTGAGGATAATTTGAAATTACCAGATAGAGAAAATCCATATTATTTAACGGAGGATCAACTAGAATTAATCAATTTTTAAGTATGAATTATGATATTTTATAAATAATAATAATAAACATAGAATCATATTAATAGTAAATATTAGGAGAATAAGAAAATGCCTTTTGCCATGTCACCAAGCGTAGTCGTTATTGAAAAAGATTACACCGATATCGTACCTGCTGTTTCCGCATCTGTTGGGGCTACAGCCGGAGTTTTTAGATGGGGACCAGTGTTGGACCCTGTTTTAGTAGATTCAGAATCATCACTAATTAGTCGTTTTGGACTACCTAATGATTCAAATTTCCAATACTTTTATACTGCTGCTAATTTCCTTGCTTATACCGATAGCCTGTATGTTACTCGCGTAGCTACTACTGGTCAACGTAATGCAATTTCTATGCCCAGCGGTCCATTAGCATTAGCTAATTTAGTGGGTGGTACTGGTTGGACTACTCCTCCTACTAGCGTTACCTTAGCAAGTGCTCAAGATATAGGTACTACCCCAGCAACATTATCCGTTACTACTAAAAAAGCAGTTAATACTGTCACCGTGGGTACTGCTGGCGCCGGATATGGTGTTGCTCCTCTAATTACTTTTAGTGGTGGTGTTGGGGAAACAACTGCTGCAACTGCATATGCCACTATCAATGGTCTGGGTGCGGTAACAGCAATTACTGTTACTAATCGTGGTGTATATACTACTGCTCCTACCGGTGTCGTAATTACTGCTGTTGCTGGAACTGGTGTTCCTACTACTGCTGCTGTTGCTAGTGTTACTGGTACTGATATCATTGCTACTGTTACAATCACTAATCCAGTTGGGACTGCATATTTTAATCCTCCTACTGTAAATATTAATGGCGGTAGTGGAACTGGCGCATCTATTACTTTATCAGTTACCCCTAATAATACTTTAACAATTAATAATGTTACTGATTATGAGGCTCAATATGATGAAGGTGCCGCTAGTGTAGGAACTTGGGCCGCAAAATATCCTGGTTCTCTAGGTAATTCTATTAAAGTTTCCATGGCCGATGCAGCAAGTTATGCTAATTGGGACTACAAGGATGAATTTGATAGTGCCCCCGGAACTTCTACCTATGCTACTAATCATAATAGCCCTAATTGTCTTGATGAATTACATATTATTGTATTAGACAAGGAAGGATTATGGACTGGTGTCAAAAATGGTATTATGGAAAAATTTGCCTTTGTTTCTAAAGCAGAAGATGCCAAAAAATCAGATGGTACCGTAAATTATTACAGAACAGTAATTAATAACAATTCAAAATATATTTGGTGGATGGATCACCCTAGACAAATTACCGCCGCTAGTACTGTTGCTTGGGGAACTAATACACTCGATATTACTGTATCTAATTATCTATTCAAAAGTTTAGATATAACCGATGCTACTGAATTTCTAACCTATGGTGCTGATGATTTTACTGCTAGTGATGCAAATATTATTGCTGGTTTCGATCTTTATAATGACGCAGAGGAATATGATATTTCATTAATTCCTGTTGGTCCTTCTCCTGTTGCCGTTGCTCTACATGTTATTCAAAATATTGCAGAAGTTCGTAAAGATTGTGTAGCATTCGTTTCTCCATTAGATGTTACTGGTGGTGGACCTATCATTGGTAATACCTCCGAAAACTTTGACAAAATTGTTCATTATCGTGGTGATACTGTAGCAGGTGGATTAAATATTTCTTCTTCTTATGGCGTAATGGATACTGGTTATAAGTATCAATATGATCGTTATAATGACAAATATCGCTGGGTTCCTCTAAATGGTGATGTTGCCGGATTATGCGCTAGAGCCGATTGGACTAATGATCCTTGGTGGAGTCCTGGTGGATATAATAGAGGTCAAATTAAAGGTGTTGTTAAATTAGCCGTTAATCCTCGCAAAGCATATCGTGATTTACTCTATAAAAATGGTATTAATCCAGTAGTAACTTTCCCAGGTCAAGGCACTGTTCTATTCGGTGATAAAACTCTATTAGCCAAACCTTCTGCATTTGACAGAATCAATGTGCGTAGATTGTTTATCGTATTAGAAAAAGCCATTGCAACTGCTGCTAAATATCAACTATTCGAATTCAATGATGACTTTACTCGTCGTAAATTCGTTTCAATGGTAGAACCTTTCTTACGCGATGTTCAAGGAAGAAGAGGATTAACTGATTTCTTAGTAAAATGCGATACACAAAATAATACACCAGAAATTATTGATCGTAATGAATTTGTCGCAGATATCTATCTGAAGCCAGCAAGATCAATTTCGTTCATTTACTTAAACTTTATTGCTACTCGTACTGGAATAGATTTTGAAGAAATTGGTGCATAAAAGGTAATTCTTTTATAACATTAAGTAGAAAGTCAATATATAATCTCCGTAATTGACTTTTCTACTTAATTACTTTATAATATAATGTTAATATTTTATTAAGGAGAAGTGATATGTTTATTGTATATAAAACCACCAATGTTATTAATAACAAAATTTACATAGGTGTTCATAATAATGGTGATAATGAAGGATTTGATGGATATTTGGGTTCTGGATTGAATATGACGAGGGCCATTAAGAAATACGGTAAAGAAAATTTTATCAGAGAAACATTAGGGGAATTTGATACTGTTGAAGAAGCCTTTGTATATGAAGAACAATTAGTAACTGAAGAATTTGTATTAAGAAATGATACTTATAATCTTTCTTCTGGCGGTAAAGGATATTCTGGTTTAGGAGATCATGTAGTAAGTAAACAAATAGGGATACATTCTCCTAATTATACTTTTGAACATAGAAGCGCAGTTTCTAAAGCAACTATTGCTAATATGGATAAAGAAAAGCGTCATAACATGTGTCTTGCTGGAGGAAAAGCAGGTGGTAAAAAATCGGTAGAAAATAAATCAGGAATATTTTCTGATGATTATACTGATGAAATGCGTTCTAATGCTGGAAAAGCGGGTAATGCTAAACAAAAGGAATTGGGTACGGGTCGATTTTCTTCAGAAACACAAGCCAAATTAGGAAAAATTGGTGGACCAAAAAACAAAGGATTTATTTGGGTTAATGATGGCGAAAAGTCATACAAATATACAGTAAGACAGCAAGAAGAATTATCTATCACTGATTTATTAAGTCAAAATAGTAATTATAGATTGGGAAGATCAGCGATTAGAAAATATGAAAAACCTACTATGAAAGGATGTTTATGGTATACAGATGGAGTAAAGGATTACAGATATTCGAAAAAAGAGCAAGAAGAATTATCTATTAGTGATTTTTTAGATAACAATCCTATATATAGATTAGGGCGATTTAGAAATAATTTTATTATATAAATAAACAAACAAAGTACTAAAAAAAACTTAGGAGTTACATATGGCTAGTATTGATACCTTTAAGGGCGCATTTATTCAGGGTGGTGCTCGTCCTAATCAGTTTGAAATTCAGATTGGCAGATTAGGTCAACAATTTTCAATTTTGTGTTTTGCTGCAAATTTGCCAGCATATTTAATTGGTGATATTCCGGTATATTTCCGTGGTAGACCCGTTCATGTTGCTGGTGAAAGAGAATGGCAACCCTGGACTGTTGGTGTATATAATGATTATGATTTTACCACTAGAAATGCTTTAGAAAAATGGTCCCATGATATTATTAATCGTGAGAGAACTAATGGTATTTTACCCCCTGCTTCTTATTATGAAGAAGTTATTGTAAAGCAATTAGATCGTAACGATAAAGTAGTAAAAGTATATAAAATGATTGATGCTTATCCTTCTCAAATTAGTCAAATTGATTTAGGATATCAAATTAATAATACTGTAGAAACTTATAATGTAACCTTTACCTTTAATCATTTTGTTGTTGCGTAATAGGTAATATAAATAGTTTTATATTATACATTACGGAGTATATATTATGAATATAATGGGTTTTGAATTTAAGCGTAAATCATCTAATCAGGGCATGAGTAGTGTTATTACTCCTACTCCTGATGATGGTTCAGTATTAACAGCATCTTCTTCATCTTATTATGGATTAGTATTAGATGTTGATACTATTATTAAAAATGAAAATGATTTAATTAGAAAATATCGTGAAATTGCTCAATATGCTGATTGTGAATCTGCTATTGATGAAATTGCTAATGAGGCTATTGTTGCTGATCCTAATACTCCAATTGTTTCTATTTCATTAGATTCATTGCAAGTAACAGATCAAATTAAAGAAATTATTACTCAAGAATTTGATAGAATATTAGCACTATTTAATATTGATGAAAAAGCATTTGATATTTTTAGAATGTGGTATATAGATGGTAGAATTTATTATCATATTATTATTGATGAAACAATGCCACAAAATGGAATATTAGAACTTAGACAAATTGATCCCAGAAAAATTAGAAAGATTAAAAATATTCAAAAAGCAATTGGCCCTCAGGGATTAGAAGTTGTTACTGGAATTGATGAATACTTTTTATATAATAATACCGGTATTACTGAACAAAGTTATCAAGGTATTAAATTATCTAAAGATACTGTAATATATTGTACTAGCGGTGAATTTGATGCTAATACTAATATGGTCATGAGTCATTTACATCCAGCAGTAAAACCTTGCAATCAATTAAAAATGATGGAAGATGCTTTAGTAATCTATAGAATTACTCGTTCTAGTGAAAGAAGAATATTTTATATTGATGTAGGTAACTTATCTAAATTCAAAGCAGAACAATATGTTACCGATATCATGAATAGATATCGGAATAAAGTAGTATATAATGCTTGTTTGGATATGAATACATTAGTTCCATTATTAGATGGTAGAATATTGTCTTTATATGATATAGAAAAAGAATTTAATAATGGTAAAGAATTATGGGCATATTCGTGTGACCCTAATACTGGTAAATTTGCTCCTGGTTTAATAACTAGCGCAGGCGTCACTAGGCATAATGAACCAGTAATAAGATTAACATTAGATAATGGTAAGACTATTACTTGTACTCATGATCATAAATTTCCAGTATGGGGTAAAGGCAAAACAGAAGCAAAAGATTTAGAGATTGGCGACTCTATGATTCCATTTTATGAAAGAATTAGACCAATACACCACACAAGCCCCAAATCAACGTATCACCAAATATTTGAGAATAGTTCAAAAAAATGGTCTTTCACTCATAGACTTGTGTCTAAATGGAAGGATACTAATTCATTAGACAATGAATTTCTTCACAATGAAGAATATACAGAACACGATAAATTAACAATTCATCATAAAAATTTTATAAGATTTGACAATACACCAACCAATTTAACCAAAATGGCCAAATTAGATCATTTTGATTATCATAAACGCAATGGTAATTTGGGTGGTAGAGTTGGGGGAAAAGTAACGGCTCAAAGAAAACGCGAAAATAATTTACCGATGTTTAATATGACCTTAGAACAACGTAAAGAGAATGGTAAAAAAGTTGGAAAATTAGTTGGTCCAAGGATGGTATTAGAACAAAAAGGTATACATGGCCTAACTAAAGAAGAAACAACTAAAAACGCGCAATTGGGTGGAATGGCATATAAAGAAAAATTATTAAATGATGAAGAATTTTATTCATATATGTCTTCTGTCAGAAAATCTTTTTGGAATGATGAAAAAAGAAAAGAGTGGTCAGAAAGAGGAAAAAGAATTTCTACCAATAGAGACGATAATTTTTTTGCATTAGGCAATGAAGTTAGATGGAATGGGGAACAGGCGAAACAAAATAAAGAAAATCTTGCTAAACTATTCACTATTAAATATACAGATAATATATTAGATGTTGTGCAAAAATGTGCTACATTAAACATGCCAAACAACGAATCTATTAAATTTATCAACGAAAATATTGATATTGCATTATGGCAATCTATTAATAAAGAATTAATATCAACTGGTCGCAATTTATTAACCAAATTTACACAATATGACTTGTTTAGGGTAAATAAATTATGTGGATATAATAATTGGACAGAATATAAAATATCTGCTACAACCGATGCAACAACATATAAAAATCATAAAATTATTAATATTGAATATTTAGACGAATCAATGGATGTAGGAACACTTGGTATTGATAAAAACGAAATTTATCATGATTATCATACGTTTGCGTTAGATGCTGGCATATATACTTGTAATTCAACAGGTGAAATTTCCGATAATAAACGACATATGGCAATGGTAGAAGATTTCTTTATGCCCAGAAGAGAAGGTGGTAGAGGTACAGAAATTACTACATTACCTGGTGGGCAGTCATTAGATCAGATAAGTGATATTGAATATTTCCAATCAAAATTATATCAATCATTAAAAGTTCCATTATCAAGATTACAACCACAAACTAACTTTACTCTAGGAAGAAGTTCAGAAATTTCCAGAGAAGAAGTAAAGTTTAACAAATTCATTGAACGTCTTAGAAAGAAATTTAGTTTCTTATTCAAAGATGCATTGAAGACACAATTAATATTAAAAGGAATCATTAGACCAGACGAATGGGATATGATAGAAAATCATATTCGATTTGATTTTCAGCGTGATAATTATTTTTCTGAATTAAAAGAATCAGAAATTATGCAACAAAGGGTAGCCATGTTAAACATGATTGATCCTTATGTTGGTAAATATTATTCTACTAATTGGGTTAGAAAGAATGTTCTAATGCAAACCGAAAAAGATATTGAAGAAATGCAATTTGAATTAGAACAAGATCAACAATTAATGATGCAGCAACAATTACAACAACAACAATTGATGCAGCAACAATCTGGTAATCAAGATACTGAAGAAGATAACAATCAAGATACTAAGCAACCTAATCAATAATAAAAGAACAGGAATCAATTATGTATAGCAATATTAAAACACTAATAGAAGCAATCTTTTCAGGAGATTCATTGAAATTAGAATCTGCTTTTAATGTTGCTATCATGGAAAAGATTACCAATAAAATAGAAACTAATAA